AATTATCGCTATTATATTGATATTGACTATCTTTATTGGAAGTGCAATGTTTGCAAACTGTATGTTACTGGATGAGATATGTACTTAACAATATGGACAAAAGATGGAAAAAGGAAGTCTATACATTTACCTTATGAAGCTCTTGACGAAGTGAAAAAAATGGTGTATAATAATAGAGAAGTAATTGAATATAGTATATGTGTAAGTGATTATGAGAGGATAGAGAATGAGCTTTTTGAAGAATGTAATTAAAGAAACAGGAAATGAATATGGTACAATTGTTAGCGACGGTCTTGCTACTGCCGATATTAGTGGTTTTGTGGACACTGGCAGTTATGTTTTCAATGCTCTGGTTGGTGGCAGCATTTATAGTGGCATCCCTCAGAATAAAATTACTGCTATCGCCGGCGAATCAGCGACAGGCAAGACGTTCTTTGTATTAGGAGTTGTACAAGCGTTCCTCGAATCAGACCCAAAAGCGAATGTAGTTTTTTTTGAAAGTGAATCTGCTATAACAAAGGAGATGATTGAAAATAGAGGTATAGATTCCAGTAGAATGGTTATCTTACCTGTTACTACAGTACAAGAATTTAGACATCAAGCCATTAGTGTGCTTGATGCTTATGAAGATGATAATGAAAAAGCGCCATTGTTGATATGTCTTGACAGCCTGGGAATGTTAAGTACGACTAAAGAAATAGAAGATACAGAAGCAGGTAAAGAAACTAGGGATATGACGAGAGCCCAGGTTGTCAAGGCAACTTTTAGAGTATTAACTTTGAAGTTGGGTAAGTTGGGAGTGCCATTGATTATGACTAATCATACCTACGATGTTGTGGGTAGTATGTTCCCAACAAAAGAGATGGGTGGTGGTTCTGGATTAAAATATGCAGCTTCATCTATAATCTATTTGTCAAAGAAAAAGGATAAAGAGGGTTCTGCTGTAGTAGGTAACATCATTCATTGTAAGACATACAAATCTAGATTAACAAAAGAAAATCAAATGGTCGACGTTAGGTTGTCTTATACGAGAGGTCTAGATAGATATTATGGGTTGTTAGAGTTGGCTGTAGAAGCTGATATATTTAAATCAGTATCAACTAGAATAGAATTACCAGACGGTACAAAAACATTTGGTAAAACTATTAATAATGATCCAGAGAAATATTTTACACCAGAAGTAATGGAACAGATAGATAAATTTGCTCAGGAAAAATTTAGTTATGGAGTATGATTATGTAGTCCATAAAGAAACCGGTGAAACCTGTTATAGAATAACAGAAGGTGCGTTTAAAGGTGTTATATACAAATATCTAGATATTACAATTTCTGATGTTGATCCAGATGAGGCAGAAACAATACCCTTGAAATTTAATTATGAAGTAATGTACACCCCAAATGAAGATTTAGATTTAGATCCTGAAAGTTTTGCGCCAACTATAGGTGATATATTATTTGGTGAAATTGAAAATGGCTTAAAAGAAGGCAATGTGAATTTTAATTATGAGAATAGAAACGACAATACTGAGCAATCTGATACACAATGAAGAATATACGAGAAAAGTTATCCCATTTATTCGGTCTGAATATTTTACAGATTATACCGAAAGGGAAATTTATAAAGTAATTTCAAATTATGTAGAAAAATATAATAATACACCTAGTATTGAAGCTATAGGTATTGACCTTCAAAAAACAAATCAAAATGAAGAACAATATAAAGCGCTACAAAATTATATAGAACAGTTACAGCCATCGGATTCAGAATTCAATTGGTTGTTAGATGAAACTGAAAAGTGGTGTAAAGATCGTGCTATCTATAATGCTATATTTTCAGGCATTCAAATTATAGATGGTAAAGATAAAAAGAAAACGCCTGAAGCCATCCCAGATATATTAACTAAAGCCCTTGCTGTATCTTTTGATACACAAGTCGGCCACGATTATATAGATCAATCTACAGAACGATATGAATTCTACCATGAGGTGGAAGAAAAGATTCCGTTTGATTTAGATTTCTTTAACAAGATAACTAAAGGTGGTATGCCGAACAAAACATTGAATATTGTTTTGGCAGGTACAGGTGTGGGTAAATCTTTATTCATGTGTCATGTTGCTGCAGCATCTTTAATGAAAAATTATAATGTATTGTATATTACATTAGAGATGGCAGAGAAAAAGATTGCTGAACGTATAGATGCAAATTTAATGAATATTTCATTAGACGATTTGCATGATTTGCCCGCTAGAATGTTTAATGATAAGTTTAGTAGAATCCAGAAAAAGACTCAGGGTAAATTGATTGTCAAAGAGTATCCTACTGCATCAGCACATACAGGACATTTTAGGGCTTTATTGAATGAACTGGCATTGAAAAAATCATTTAGACCAGATATAGTATTTGTAGATTATCTAAATATTTGTTCGTCTAGTAGATTTAAAATGGGCGCTAGTATTAACTCATATTCATATATCAAGTCCATAGCAGAAGAATTAAGAGGACTTGCTGTAGAGTTTAATTTGCCGATTATGTCTGCTACACAAACAACTAGGCAGGGTTATGTATCGACAGATGTAGGTTTAGAAGATACTTCCGAATCTTTTGGATTACCTGCAACAGCAGACTTGATGTTTGCAATTATATCTACAGAAGAATTAGAAAAATTAAACCAGTTACTTGTGAAACAATTAAAAAATCGTTATAATGATCCTACATTAAACAGACGTTTTATTATCGGTGTAGACCGTGCTAAAATGAAATTATTTGATGTATCTCAAAAGGCCCAGACTGATTTGGTAGATACAGGACAAGAAGAAGCAGTATTTGATAAGTTTAAAGATTTCAAAGTATAAGAACATATAAATATAATAAATCCGTTTGGAGTTTATGAATACATGAAATCTTTTAAACAACATATGCTGTATGAGGAATCTACAGAAGTTTCCACAGCATTAGAAACTGTATTGGGTGTTTCTTACGATTCCGTATCTAACAATAATCCTACACTACTAACAGATGCAATGGCTAGTGATGGAAATTTTAAGAAAGCAAAAAAATATTGGGATACTGGTGATCCTACGGCAGACCTAAAGAATTTACAAATATTTGGTCAAAATATAATTGATGCTGGAGCTCCTAAAGGGGGCGGTTTTGATTTTCAAGAAAAGGGTTCCCTTACTTCATTTTGGAAAGAGAATGGTGGTAGCAATGTAACATCTAAAACAGATATTACATTGGGCGGGCATCAATACTCTGTAAAAAATGCAGATGGCGCTCAGTTGATGAGTGGTAAGAAGGGAGAATCTACAGCAACGGCCGTTGCAGCAGCTAGAGCAGTTAATCCTAATTTTGAAAATTCGGAACTTGTTCAAATACTTATTTCTAGTATAGATAAATTAAGTGAAGTTACGACTGAAGGATATTATGCATCAGCTGGAAATTTACAAAGATTAAAAGATGATGCTGGAAAACACAAAAATTTATATGATTTAGCTGTGGCTACTAAAAAAGAACTGGATAAGTATGAAAAAGAATTTGAAGATTTAAAAAAGGCTAAAAAGAAAGTAGGTAGAGATAAAGTTAAAATTAAAAAATTAGAAGATGACTTTGCTAAATTATGGCCACCCGGTGGTGGTGGAAGAGGTTTCAGTCCAAGTACTGGACGAGGAAAAGGTTGGGGTGGTACTGGACAATTAGGTACTACTGGTAAACCATTATTCAGTCGGGATTTCAAAAAGGTGATAGACAAAGGTCCACAACCTAAAGAACTGCAAACTACATTATCTGCAACTAATCAAAAATTTACTCGTTATGTTGATGCATCATTTAAAAGAAATTCAGCGGCAGTAGGTGATGCTTTGAATAATCTTTTTGCATCATCAGAGAAATATAAATTAGAATTTGTATATGAAGCATCTACAGGAAATTATAAATTCGGTAAAAACTCAAAACAAGCAGCACACTATATGTTATCTTGGGTACCGGCTAACAATGTTGCAGACTTCAA